TTGTGCTCATCCGATCTCGGCGATTGCGGGTGAAATAAATGATAGGAAAGAAGATGGCACAACAGATACCTCTATTTCAAACTCCGAGTGAGTGGACACCACCAGAGAAAGTTCCTAATTTATCTGAAGCAAAAGAAATAGCTGTCGACTTAGAGACATACGATCCAGACATTAAAACAAAAGGTCCGGGTTGGGCTATTAACAATGGCTATATAGCCGGTGTTGCTATTGCTGTAGAAGGTTGGAAAGGTTACTTCCCTATACGTCATGAGGGTGGTGGTAACTTTGATGAAGGTATTCTTAAAAGACAAATACAAAAGATCATGGAACTACCATGTGATAAAGTATTTCATAACGCCGCTTACGATGTAGGTTGGCTTAGATGGTGGGGTGTAGAAGTAAAAGGTAAAATTATAGATACCTTGATTGCCGCGCCACTTATAGATGAAAACAGATTTCGTTATTCACTAAACGAGTTAGGTAAAGACTATCTCAAAGAAACAAAGTCAGAAGGTTTATTATATGAAGCCGCGAAAGAATGGGGCGTCGATGCAAAAGCAGAGATGTATAAACTACCGGCAATGTATGTTGGTCCTTATGCAGAACAAGACGCAGATTTAACATTAAGACTATGGCAGTATTTTAAAGTAGAAATAATTAAGCAAGAGTTATCTAGTATCTTTGATCTTGAAACACGGCTCTTTCCATGTCTATTAGATATGAAATCAAAAGGTGTACGTGTTGATTTAGATAAAGCAGATAGAATAAAAAAAGATCTACAGAAAAAAGAAACAACATTACTAACACAAATTAAAAAAGATACAGGTGTTGATGTAGACATCTGGGCGGCAGTAAGTGTAGCAAAAGCATTTGATAAATTAAAAATTAAATACGAGCGCACAGAGAAGTCCGGGCAACCAAAGTTTGATAAAAACTTTTTAACAACACACAAACATCCATTAGCAAAAATGGTTGTACAAGCAAGAGAGTTCAATAAAGCACGCACAACTTTTATTGACACAATATTAACACACTCTTCGCACAGTAGAATTCACGCCGATATCAATCAAATGCGTGGTGAAACAGGAGGAACAGTCACAGGACGGTTCAGTTATAGTAATCCAAACCTACAACAAATTCCTGCACGTAATAAAGATATCGGGCCGTTGATACGATCAATCTTCGTCCCAGACGAGGGTTGCAAGTGGGGGTCATTTGACTATAGCCAACAAGAGCCTAGAGTTCTTGTCCACTTCGCCGCGCTTACCGGCGGTGGCTTGAAAGGCGCCGACGAGGTCATCGAGTCTTATAAGACAGAAGATCCCGACTTTCATCAAGCTGTCGCCGATATGGCGGGCATTGACCGGCGTACAGCCAAGACAATTAATCTTGGTATGATGTACGGTATGGGTAAAGGTAAACTATCTAGCGAGTTAGGTTTAGATAGAGACGAGACCGAAGATTTATTCGCTAAGTTTCATGCGAACGTTCCCTTTGTTAAACAGCTCATGGAACAAGCAACACGCAAAGCGGATAATGTTGGTTTCTTACGCACACTGCTTGGACGTAAATGTCGTTTTGATTTATGGGAGCCACGCGCTTTTGGTATACATAAAGCATTACCACTGTGGCAAGCAGAAAAAGAATATGGACGTGATCTGAAAAGAGCATGGACATACAAAGCATTGAATAGATTGATACAAGGATCATCGGCTGATATGACAAAGAAGGCGATGGTTGATCTATATGAAGAGGGCATTGTTTCTCACATACAGGTACATGATGAATTAAACTGTTCTATTGAGAACCCGGAACAAGCAACACGGATCAAAGAAGTCATGGAGAATACCGTTGAGTTAAAAGTTCCTCTCAAGGTCGATGCAGAGATAGGACCATCATGGGGAGAGATCAAAAAGAAATGAAACGTATTAATCCAGAGACGGGATTACCGTTTAAATGTGGAAATATCAGAGAAGATGGGTTTATGTTTGATGCCTACGTAAAGTCTGTAATTAGAAAATCGGGGTATTATAAGGAAATTTGGAGAAGTCCGGAGCAACATGCAAAAGAAATGCAAAGAAAAAGAGATGGTAAAAAAATAAAATATGATCTAATATCTGAGCATATAAATAATATTAAATTAGAAAAAGGTTGTAATCATTGTGGATACAACAAAAACCCAATAGCTTTAGACTTTCATCATTTAGATAAATTATTAAAAGAAAAAAATGTATCAAGTTATTGGAGAACAAGTTGGGCACAATTTAAACAAATTGAAGATGAAATTGAAAAATGTGAAGTTCTTTGTGCTAACTGTCACCGTGTAGAAGAACAAAAATTAAGAAAAAATAAAAATGTTTAAGGAGTTATGCGCGACATTATTTATATTATGTAATCCATTACTAAATGGTTTTACATTTAACTATGATGGTAATCCGCAAGATCAGTTTGTGCAAGGTATAGCCGAGTGTACTGTACTTAATAACGCGGTTATCGAACCACGGTACAGGGTAGTGGTAGCGATTAGTGTAGCACAAGCCATATTAGAATCCGATTGGGGACGCTCTCGTTTTGCAGTAGAGGGTAATAACTACTACGGAATCATCGAAACAGACNNAAAAAGTATGAAAACAGATGTGAGAGAGTTGCTGATTACATTGCTTTACTCAATGCATCTAGTGCATTTGTTGAATACAGAGACTTACGCTTACAGCAGTACATCACCGATAATGTAGATGTATTTCAAATTATTGAGACCTTAGAAAACTACGCAATTGACCCGGATTATAGAAAAAAGCTACTTGCTATTACTCTAGGCTTGTTTCAAAAGTACCCGGAAATATTTAAATCAAAACAAATTTGGGAATACTATAATAATAACAAAGCTACTTGACAATCTGCCAAAATCCCATATGTATGGGCTTGTATGAATAAACATACCACATATAGGAGAAAGTAATGACCGACATTAAAAAGTATAAATCTGTCGCGATCAGCATAGATACTTATAAACGAGCCAAGCCCATAGCAGAACAAAATTATATGTCCATGGCTTCCTTTATACGTTACTTAGTTGATAAAGAAGAACAGCAATCTAAAAATGGAGACAAGCATGTCAGACAGTAATGATAGAAGAATTAAAGCAGCGCTATATACAGCCGTTTTAAATAAACTTAGCGGAGAGTTATCCGAACTTGAAGCTAAAGAAGTGCTTTTAACGAACGCACCGGCATATATTACAAGCAAAGATCATGACCACGCAGATCATATTGAAGAGTTAAAGAATATTATATTAGAGAAAGTACATACTAGAGATGCTATCAAAGATATAAAAGCAGTTTACTTTGCAGAACAGATCGCGAAAGCCAATGAAAAAGCAACGAATAGTTAGTGCAGTAAGAAGAGTACAAGATAAAGTGATTGTGTCCTACACAGACGGGACAACAAAAGAATTTACTGTGAACGAATGGTTATATTCTTACGGCGAAGGTCGTCGTCTGTGGGAGCAACACGAAAGAGAATTTAAAAACCCGGAGAATTTTGATGGCTGAAGAACAAGTATCATTTGATATATACCAACCTTTTGGAGCAAGTATACTCAAAACAAAGCTACCTCAAGTGTATGTCGATGCATTAAACAAACAATCTGATGACATATTGAATGATGAAGAGAAGAGTAAAGAGAGAGATTGGAGCCACAATCTTGCCGGGAACGTCAAAAAAGAGATTAGTATAGACCATATGGCTATCAAAGGTTTACCAGAATTCCTCGCGACACTATCCGAGGAGTATACGAAGCGTGTTCTACCCGAATTTCTTCCCGCGGGTACAAAAATCGCGTTCCGTGTGTGGACAGTTAGTCAGTGGGCCGGTGATTTTAACCCGATGCATATTCATGATTCTAATTTATCGGGTGTTTGTTTTCTAAAAATTCCTCCTGAGTTTGAAGAAGAATACAAAAAAGAAGATCATCATCCTACTGCCGGCTGTCTTGAGTTTATTGGGTCAATCCCCAATCATTTTGCTAGACATAGCTTTCTAGTAAAGCCAGAGGTAGGAGATTTTTATCTCTTTCCTAGTTGGCTAGTACACCAAGTCTATCCTTTTAGAAGTGATGGAGAAAGACGCTCCATGGCGTTTAACGTACACTTTACCATGGAAAACCCAATGAAAGGTGTCAATGTCTGAGGAAACAAAATACGATAAACAAGCAAAGAACTTACGCTACCGATTTGATAAAGAAAGCTTTAAAAAAAACCGTTGGGAACAGCTAGACCGTAAAGAAAAAGATTATTGGCGCGGTCGAGTACAACAATGGAGCCAAGATAGAGTTATGCCGAACATGCAATACAGTCCTCGTCCTCGTCGTAGTTCGTAACATATTGAACGGTAGGTTTTACAGGTTCTTCCGCGCATTCACATAATTTTTTTGATTCTAATTCTTCTACTCTGCCTTGTAAATACACAATAACATCCTTTAATTCTTCCACCGTCATATAATCTCCTTTGTTTTGGGGGTAAGCTTCTAGCTATACACCGAAAGCTTATATGGGATCAAGTTATTTTTCAGATATTTTTTCACCAATTGCATAAATCATCACCGCGATAAACAACAGTATAATAATTATTGCAACTAATCCTGTAAGTATGAGAATTTTCATTTCTTTTTCTTCTTCTTAAATAGTTTCATCCAATCGAGTCTTGGGCCGTAGTATATCGCCTTGTACTTATTGCCAAGGTAGTCGTAGTCCCAATACCACTGCCAGACGTACTTAGCCAATGCCCGCCATCTCCGCACTCATTGCTTCTGCTCTGTTAGGTGTTTGTTTTGCCCAACGTGAGTCTAGCATTTCCATCGCCGCGGTAGCATATTCCGGGGGATCTTGTTCCAATGCTTTCCACATGTTCTTAAATTTACTGACCCCTGTTTCTCCTAGTTGAAATACCATCTCTACGATGATTTCTTTTGCTAGGTCATCTATATCGGGGCAGTTGCTACAAAGCCTCTCAGCGCCTTTTATGGCTGTTTGTAGATCAGGTTCTAGGATTGTCATGAGAAATTTCTCTTCATACTCCTTATCATCCTCCCAAAACTCTTCAACACACAGGTGTCCTACGCCCACTGTTCTCTTACCTAGGGTATCTAGGTATACTTTGTTTCTGTAGCCTTCGTGTTTTTTTACGGATGCTAGTAATCTATCCATGTTCATTTTGCTTCTCCTTATAATCTCCTTTGAGATACGTTATAGTTTGCACCCACCCGGAAGGTATGGTGATGTGACGTCCACCTTCTTTGTCGCCGTCAAATTCTGAATAGTCTGCCATGATAATTATTTTTGTATCGTCCTTGAACATCAGCCACCCCGTAGAGTGACACATAGCTAAGCGTTCTTTTTGTATGTCCTCAATAGAATGCCACCCGGTTTGCCCGTCTTTGGCATCGAGCCACGTAACAAGGACCAAGGGTTT